TAGAGACTTTGAAGTTACTATGAACTCAGTAGATGAGTATTCTTTTGACTTAGACTTAGATGGTGAACCATATGCTGGTGGAAGCTATCTTATTCAAAACGGTAATATCCACAATGTAGCTATTCCTGGAAACCCAATTTATGCTACTACAGATGATATGGAAGATTATATTGGTGAAGGTTATGATGAGTTTAAAAGAGCTGATAAAGGTTCTAAAGGTGTAACTGCTAAAGACAAAGGCGAAGAAGAAGTTTACGGCGCTGGAGTTAAAAAAGGTGAAGAAATAGAAAAGAAAAAAATGAAAATGTCAGAATTTAAGGCTAAGATTAAAGAAATGATTTTAGCGGAAGTAAGCCTAGATATAGATAACATGGAGGATGCTCCAGAATCAGAAGTTGATTTCTTAGCAGAAATTAAAGCAATGTTAAATGAAGAAGAAGGTTTAACCCCTCTTCAAGACTATGTTTACCAATACGAAATAGAAATTAGCGGTGAAGATCAAGCACAAGAGTTTTTAGATGATATTAAACAACTTAATACTCCTCAAGATGTTTATGACTATTATGCTTATGGAAGAGATTTAAAAGATTCTGATTTAGACAACATATTTAGACAAGTAAAAAGAAAATTTGCAAGCTCAAACACAGCTGATGACTTAACTCCTCTTCAAAAACGAGTTTATAGTTATACAAAAGAAAGATTTGGATTTGAGGACGCTAAAAACTCTTTAGATCAAATTAAAACATTAACAACTAGTCAAGAATTTATAGATTGGTTAAATAAAAAAATTGAAGCTGAAAAAGGCTTAGAAGAAGCTAAAGATGAAGAAGTAGCAGATGAAGAAATTGAAGTAACAGATGAATTTTCCACAGAAGAACCTCAAGGTCCAGGTGGAATTGATGTTGCTCAAAACGCGGATGCTGACTTAACAGGTGATAAAAAAGATGTTCAAGACAATTTAGAAGCCGCTTTAGAAGCTGCTAAAGCTTTAGGTGATGATAAATTAGCTACTCAAATTGGTAACTCATTAACTTTCTTTACTAAACAGCATGTTGTTAAAGAAGATTTAAATGAATCTATGTTCCCAATGTTAAAGAAAATTTTAAAATAAAAGTATATGAACACACAAGAATTAGCAGAAAAAATCGAGTTATTATTTGAAGAGTTTAAAGCAGAACACGCTAAAACTACAAAAGCAGCTCATGGTCGTGCCCGTAAGGCATTAGGTGAAATCAAGAAATTGGTTACCGAGTACCGTAAAGCTTCTATTGAAGAAGATAAAAAATAATAATTATGCTTAACGAGCGTCATCTTACCAAAACAGAATTAGAGAAACGAGAAGAAATTCTTAAAAATCTTAAAAAAGAAAAACGTTCTTTAGTTAAACGTTATGGTAAGGACGCAGAAGCAGTTATGTATGGACGAGCTACCAACATAGCAAAAAAACAAGCTGAATCAATGAACAAAGAAAAATTAAAAGAACTCGTTAGAAAATCTCTAATGCAAGAAGAATCTTATAAACCTTCTGAAGAAGAAATTCAAGATACAATGACACAATTAAAGGTGTCTAGAGAAGAAGCTATTGATATACTTATTCAGTCATATGCTGATTATAAACAATTTGATATGGGTGAAGGTAAAAAACCATTTCCTGATTTGACAGGTGATGGTAAAGTAACTAAAGCAGATATTTTAAAAGGCCGAGGTGTTAAATTAAAAGAAGATGAAAAACCTGCTCCAACAGCAGATGAATATGCTGAGTTAGCTAAAAAAGTATTCGCTTCTATGAAGGCTGCTACTACACCTAAATCACTTAAAAAAGAAGACATTGACTTAGGTCATGAAGATAATGAACCACATATGATTAAAGGTGAGCTATATCGTATTGGAAAATATGCTATGGAACTTTATGGAATGTTGGAAGAATTTGAAGAAATGGGAGGTGAATTTGATTTTCCGGCTTGGTGGCAATCCAAAATTACCACAGCTATGAACAACATGGTTTCAGCTAAACATTATCTTGATTTTGAAATTAAAGAACCAGCTATTGATGCTGCTGTAGATGCTGCTACAGGTGAAGAGCCTCATATGGGTGAACCAATGATGGAAGATAAAGGTGACAAACATGTAGTTATGAAAGGTAATAAATTTTATACAGGTACAGAATTTGTTTCTGATATAAAAGATGCCATGAGGTATAACCTAGATTCAGCTACTATGGTAGCTAAAAGAGAAAAAGGTATGGTTTATACTCCTAAAAAAATGAATGAAAATAGTGCTGAAGAAACATTAGCAGGTAAAATTGCTAAAGCACTTAAGAATATGGCTAACAAAGATGCTTCTGATCAAAGTAACCTTAAACAAGCTAGAACAGCTTTAAATAAAGGTAACCTTGACGCCGCTAAAAAAATAGCTAAACCTTACTTAGAAGAAGATGTAGTTCCTGGCTCTAATATTAAAAAAGATAGTAAAGGAAAATGGAGAGTTTTATCTGGTAAAACAGGTAAAATGTGGCCTCAAACTTATGACTCTAAAAAAGACGCTGAAGACGCTTTACAAGCTTACCATGCTAATAAATAAAAAATGACTAAAGACGAATTAAAGGAAAAAATCAAGGTACTTGTAAAACAAGTTTACAAGCCTAAAACTTTATCAATAGATACAAGTGCTGATATTACCTTAGACGCTCCTAAATTCCCAGTCCTATCAAAATTCCCAGAATTAAAAGACATCATTGTTGATTTATTAACAGATCAATATGAAATCTTTATAACAGATATTCAATGGGTCGCTCCAAAACCAACCACTTTTAGAGTTGTACTTGGTAATGGTGAACCTTTTATGTTAACTTATTCTCCTAGAAGCTGGGTAGCTCAAATTGAAGGTAAAAAATATTATTTACTAAATTTAAGTGAAGAAGAATCAGCTACAGAAGCTATTGCTCGTGTTTTAGCTTATGGAGTAACAGAAGAAAAACCAGGTGGAGAAGAAACACCTGAAGAAACACCTGCAGCAGCAGAAGAAGTACCAGCAGAAGCATAAATAAATGGCCAATTTAGAAACATATGGTGATTTAAAAAAACTTATTAATGGTATTAGTAAGCAACAAAAAGGAGAAAAAATAATCTCTAAAGGAAAAGAATTTGCTTTAGACCAAATTTTAGGTTTAATACCTGGAGCTTCAAATGCTAAAACTGCTTTTGATTTTATTAAAACAGCTGTATCTAAACCAGATGCTAAAAAAACTAACACTTGGTTAGATAAATTAGATGTAGATGATGAAATGTCTCAAATTGTTGATGACACTGTAGAAAATGGTTTTATGCAAGCTATGGCTAAAGCTATAGAATCTGAACCAGACACTAAACCTTTAGAAGATGATTTCAATATGAATGCTAAAATGGTTGACTATCTTAAAAAAACATATGATGGTCGAACAGTATCAGGAATAAAAGAAAACGATATGAAAGAAAGATTTAAACAATTAGCCGGTATTAAAGAAGTAGCTCCTACTACAAACTCTACTCAAGTACAAGGTCAAATAAAAACAGAATTATTTAAAAAATTAGGTGTAGCTGATTTTGATCCTGCTAAATTTTCTACTACTATTAATTTAGTAAAACAAGGAAAAACACTAAATACAGCGGCTAATAAAGTATTATCAGATGTTATGGTTGCTATGATTAAAACTAATGATGATGCTTTATTAAATCAAATATTTTCAAATTTAAAACAAATTGAAGCAAAATAATGGATGTTTTAGATAAATTTTTTAAAAAGTTTTCTTATAAATTCCCAAAAGGATATCCTGACATGAAAAATGAGCAGGATATTTTGTTGTTAGAATCATTAGTAAATAAAATTTTAGGCGAAGAAATAGTTTTAGAAAAAAAACTAGAATGGAAAGATTTAAGTGATGAATCTAGAAAATACTATCGTTTAGAAGTAATAGCTGATAAAATAGCTAATAAAGAACCTTTTAAACTAGAAAACGGCAAAGAAGAAATACTTAAATTTAATAATACTTCTTACGCTGATTTATTTAAGTCACAAAAAGTAAATGATATAAGAAATACTGGTGGAAAAAATATTAATAAATTTCCATTTTTTAAGGACTCCCAAGATAATGATATTAGTTTAAGTGATTTGACCAAAACTAAAGAACTAGGAAGTTCAGGAGGTTCTAAAGCAGATACTAGTGAACGTCAAGAAAGAGGACTTATTGATGCTATTAATAGTGTTCCTGGAACTAAAAATTTAAAAGGAGCTAATGGAGTAATTATTAAAGATATTGTTAAAGCAGATAAAGTTCCTAATCCTGCTAAAGCCGAGGCTTATGCCGACATTAAATTAATATTAAAAGATGGAGAATATCTACTTTCAGCTAAAGGATTAGCTACTCCAAGTATCGCAGGAGGTGGATTAACAGGTATAACTCAAATATCTCCAGAACTAGCTGCTTTTGTTAAAAAATTCTATGAGGATGCTTACGCGTATTATAAAAAAATATTTGATGAGAATGAAAAAGTAGATTATAATACAAATCTTTATAAAACAGATTATTTTAAAGATGTAAATAGAGAAGTACCTAGTGAGTTAGTTTTAGATATGTTAAAAGGTAACGCTGCTATGGGAGGACCAGTTGATGGTTATTATATTGGACCTATGGATGTTGAATTTACTGTTGATGGTGATACTATTAAAACTAATGGTGATATAATTCCTGTTGAAGCATTTGCAGACAAATATGATAAAATATATGCCCATATTAAAAAACGTTCAGGCGATTATTATTTTACAGATGCTTTACAAACTATAAATAACAACACTATGCCCCTTATATTTACAGACAAACCAGGTGGAAAAATGGCTAAATCTAGATTTGGAGTAAATGTAGCTCCTAGAGGTAAAGTAATTATTTAATATTTATAATCATGAATTTAAAAAAATTAGTTAATGAGGTATTAGAAGGTAAAGATTGTTGCACTGCAACAAAACCAACTAAAGCGCCTATATTAAATGAAAATTTAAAGTCGCGTACCTTGATGACTGAACATTTACGGTATCATATAGACGGTAAATTGCCATTATCTGAAAATACTTTCCGATATGGTTCTAAGGCGTTTTTAGACTTATGGAAAGAAGCAAGAACATTGTATTCTCGCGATATTTTAGATGTGTCTGGTATTGATAAAGAAATTATTACTGAAACTAAATTAGGTGAATACGGAATGTTTGAAGGACAAATGGTGCCTTTAGATCTTCCTATGCTTGAAGAAGGTGAAGAATTAGAAGAATTAACTAGAAATGATCAAGCTGAACTATATAAATTTAGCCGGTCTGTAAGAGATAAACTTTCTTCACAGATGTATACTTGGGTTGTTGATAAAATAAATAACCTAAAATTCCAGCCAGGAATGACTCCTGAAAGAATTAAAGCTATTATCTTAAAAGATTATAGTAGACAGTTAGCTGAAGCTGAATATCAAGGTAAAAAAGTACAAATTGGTAAACCAAAACGTGGTGGTGCTTCTGGTAAGAAGTTCTATGTTTATGTGATGGACAAAGGTAAAGTTAAGAAAATATCTTTTGGTGATTCAGGTGGTTTATCTAGTAAAGTAAATAACCCTAAAGCTAGACAAGCTTTTAGTAAAAGACATAATTGTCCACAAAAAACAGATAGAACAAAAGCATCTTATTGGTCTTGCCGTATTGGAAGATATTGGAAGTCATTAGGTGGAAGTAAAAACTTTAGCGGATATTGGTAAAATGATAAAACTACAAGACATATTAAAATCTATTCTTGAAGAAGAAAAGACAAAACGAGACAGATGTCTTCGTATTGCTGACCGTAAATTTGATAAACCCTCAGCTTACAAGTCAGGCGCTGTAGTTAGATGTCGCCAAGGTAAAATTTGGAAAGATATTAAAGAAGAAGAACTAAATGAAGATGAAAGTCTTCATAAATGGTTTAAACGTTCTGGCCCTAAAGGTAAAGAAGGTGGTTGGGTAGATTGTAACGCTCCTGATGGAAAAGGAGGATATAAAGCATGTGGTAGAAAAGAAGGCGAAAAACGCTCTAAATATCCTGCTTGTAGACCTACTCCAGCTGGGTGTAAAGCAAAAGGTAAAGGTAAAACATGGGGAAAAACAAAATGATAAACTTATTAGATATATTAAGTGAAGCAGAAGTAGCTAAATGTCCTGCTCCTACTCAAAACATTGAATTAAACCTTCAAAATAGACAGAAGGCAATTAATGAATATGGATATGGGCCCTTAAATCCAAATGAACCTAATGATAAGTTTTGGCAAGCTAAAGTAGATATGTGGAAACTTGATTCTGTAGAAGAAGCTAAAACTTCTAGATGTGGTAACTGTGCTGCTTTTGATATAACAAAAAAGACTTTAGATTGTATTGCTAAAGGAATAGGTAATGATGAAGGTTCTGAAGATCCATTTGATGTTATTGAAGCTGGACAACTTGGATATTGTCGGTTCTTAAAGTTTAAATGCGCAGCTGCTAGAACTTGTGATGCTTGGGTTGTTGGTGGACCAATAACAGATAAAAAAAATGATAGAAAACCTTAAAAAATGGTTTAATCATTTGGTTATACCAAGGCCAGAATTAAGTAATATGCCTGTTTGTCCTTTTGCTAAGGCGGCTGTTATAAATAAAGAATATACTATAGAAGAAACAAATCTTGATGATATCGCTTTTCAAATAAGTAAAGCAAATGTTCAAGTTTATAAAGTTTGTATTTTTTATTTACCTAATTATGAAATTTATGACGTTGAAGCATTAGAAGCTAAAACTAAAATACTTAATCATAGTTTTATGAATAATAATAAAGTAGTTTTAGATAATGATCCTAGAAACCCTTTTATAATAAACGGAATAACAACAACCTTTCCAGATTGTTATTTATGGATAGTTCAAGATTTAGCAGACTTGACTTCTAAATCAAATGGTCTTAAATTTACAGATTATTATAGTTATTGGACAAAAGAACAATTAGATGAAGTTGTATCATGGAGAAACCTTACAAAGATATAGAAAAAACAGACAAATATATTATTAGGGAATTTGATGAAAACATTGACCCTATAGAATTAATGTGGCATAGAGACAATGAGGACAGATTAATTGAAATACTAGATCCAGGACAAGGTTGGAAACTCCAATTTGAAGATGAATTGCCTTGGAACTTGGAACCTAATATGTCAATATGTATATTAAGACATGAGTGGCACCGAGTTATAAAAGGCGAGGGAAAACTTAAAATAAAAATAAATATAGACTGATTCATAGCCAGTCGCTCGTAAGAGATAAAAATATGGTAGCTGTGGCACCCCTAAAAGAGGTGCCTTTTTTAATTTGGCTTTTAGTGTAAAGTATGATATATTAACAAATGAACATGAATAAGAAAATTGTAATTGTAGGAGCAGGTGTAGCAGGTGTTAACGCCGCCACTAAATTAGTAGACAATGGTTACGATGGTAAATTAATTACCATTATTGACATGGGTAAAGATCCTTATAATAGGAAACCTGAAGAAGTAATGACAGGTTTTCTAGGTGCTGGTGGTTGGAGTGATGGTAAATTGACTTATCATACAGCGATTGGAGGTCAATTATCTAAGTATTGTGGTGAAAAGAAAGCAATGGAATTGATGGATGAAGTTATTAACAACTTTAAACGTTTTCATCCCAAACCAGAAGAAGTACAATGTTCAAATCCAGTTGAAGAACCAGATTTTATTAAACCATATTTTGGTTTGAGATTGTTTCCTGTTTGGCACGTAGGTACAGATTATCTATCAGAAATTGCTAAAAATTGGTACGATTATTTAGTATCTAAAGGTGTACAATTCCATTGGGAAGCTAAAGTAACATCTATTATGTTTGATAAAAATTTAGTATTTGTTAAAGAATTAAATCAAGATACTATTAATAAACAAGGATTTCCTGATTTTGAAGTATCTTATGATGAACTTATTTTCGCTGTAGGTAAATCAGGTATTGATTTTGCTCAACAATTACAAAATAGTTACAAACTAGAAACAGAACCTAAATCAGTTCAGATTGGTGTTCGATTTGAAGCACCACAAAAACATTTCCAAAAACTAATTGATATTAGTTATGACTTTAAATTGTATCGTAAGTTTGATACAGGTGTTTCATTACGTTCATTTTGTACAAATAATAATGCTGCTTATGTAGCTGTAGAGGAAACATATGGTGATATTACTTACAATGGACATGCTAAAAAAGATCCTAAATATCTAAACGGAATGACTAATTTTGGTATTATTATGGAAATTAAGGACATTAAAGATCCATTTACTTGGTCTCGTAAAGTAGTAAATGAATTACAATTTGCTGGAACTGGATTATATTATAGTCCATCTCGTAAAGCATCTACTACATCAGAAGGTGAAAAAGTTAGTTCAATTCAAATTGATGGTTTAGATATTGTAAGACGAGGAATGGGTAAATATTGGAATTATGTTGAGGACTTTATTGAAGATATGAAAAAAGTATTTCCAACACTTAAAGATGATTGGGGTGTTTATATTCCTGAGGTAAAATACCTTTCACCTGAACCATTAGTTTATCCAAGTGATTTAGCTCTTGTAGATTACCCAAATGTTCATTTTGTAGGAGATGCTTTATCAGCTCGTGGCATTACAGTTTCAGGAGCTCAAGGTATTTTATCAGTTGAAAAGTTAGTTAAAGCTGATGATTGGGATACTATTAATGGAGATTTAATTAACTGGAAATAAGTTTGGTTTTTTATAAAAAATATGTTATATTAATAGTATGAATGATAAAAATAAATTTCAACCAAGTAAAAAACTAACTAAAGCAGATGGTACTGTTGCCTATGTTTGGGAAGGTAAATTACATAATTGGGAAGGACCAGCATTAATTCCTGAAGGTGATAATCGTAAACGTGAATATCACATTCATGGGATTAAATACACTGAAGATGGATGGAAAGAAGCTCGTCGTAATCGTGAAGGTTTGCCTTGGTATAAGACAGCAATGGGTCAAGCAGGTCAAAATAGAAACTAATATGAAAATAGGATTGTGTGGTACAATGAGTGTAGGTAAAACTACATTAGTAAATGCTTTAATGTCTTTACCTGAGTTTGAAGATTATAATTTTGCTACTGAACGTTCTAAATACTTACGTGATTTAGGTATTCCATTAAATACTGATTCAACATTAAAAGGTCAATTTATATTTTTAGCTGAACGTTGTGCTGAATTAATGAATGAAAATATTATTACAGATAGAACTATTATTGATGTAATGGCATTTACTAAAGCAGCTAAATCAATTGAATATTATGACGCAGAGGCATTTTGTGATGCTGCTTATAAATTAGTTGGAGAATATGATTATATATTTTATGTTTCTCCTGAAGGTGTTGAAATGGAAGATAATGGTGTTCGTGAAACAGATTTACAATATAGAGAAACTATTGATAATATAATTAAGTTATTGTTATATAGAAGTAATCATAAAATTAAGAATCTTCATACATTATCAGGTACTACAGAAGAACGAATTGCACAGATGAAAGAAGCGCTTTCTTTGTAATATTTATAACCATGAAATTATCTAATTTAAAAAAAGAAATTAAAGATAACATATACGAAATTTTATCAGAAGTTGATATTGATAAAACCGCTGGGGCAGTAGTAATGAAAAAAGGATCTAACCTAATGGATATTAAAAAATTAACAGCTCAAGGGATTGATGTAGAATTAAGAGAAGAAGATGAAGATAGAGAACCTACTAAAGCAGAATTAGAAAAGGAAAAAGTAAAAACTGTTTCTAAATTTAAAGTTAGTAATGATGATTTCCAAGACTTTAAAACTAAATTATCAACATTAGTTAAAAAAATTAAGGCAATGGAAAAAGGAGCTGAAAAAGATAAAAAAATGGCTGCTTTAAAACAATTTATTAAAAAACCAGAATTAGTTAAAGCGTTTAAAGAAAGAGACGTTAAAATTGATACTGGTGATTTGGTTGGATAGTATGAAAAAATTTATTCTACAATTAGTTATAGTATGTTTATTAGGTGTGATAATCTATGGGTTATTCACTTATAAACAAGGTTATTCATCTGATAAAGATAAACAACACCAAAAAACAATCGATTCTCTCCAGCTAGAAATTGGTAAAAAAGATACTATGATTTCTACTTTAGATTCTACTAGAAAGATTTTAGATTCTTTAATTATTATAGATAAAACCAAATTAGCAGATATTGCTGAAAAAGCAAAAAAATATAAAAAACAATATGAGCAAGAACATAATCGCATTAATAATATGTCTGATGATGATATCATCAGCGAGTTCACAGCAGCGTTTAAGTGATTCAACAGTAATAGTTCCTATTAAATCCTTAAAAAATGCTTTATTGGTTAAAACTGATAGAGATAATCTTAAAAAAGAATTAATAATAACTCGTGATTCTATCTCCTTGATGGAAAAGGTTATTCTTAGACAAGATACTGCTTTATTCATTTGTGATACTACTCGATTAATTTTAGAAGATAAAGTCAAAGATTTGAAAGGCATTATTGTTTCTAAAGATGGAATGATCAACGAAAGAGATAAAAAAATAACAGACCTAGAAGATAAAATTAGAGGTGCTAAAGCAGCAGTTATAATAGCTACTATAGGTTTGATTTTATCTTTGGCATTATAATTTATGAGTCAAGACTTAAGACAAATAATAAGAGAAGAATACATTAAGTGTGCAGGTGATCCTGCTCACTTCATGAAAAAATATTGTAACATCCAGCATCCCCAACGCGGCCGTGTAATATTCAACTTATACCCATTCCAGGATAAAGTATTAAATCTTTGGAAAGATCATCCATACTCAATTGTATTAAAATCTCGTCAGTTAGGTATTTCAACATTAGCTGCGGGTTATTCTCTATGGTTAATGTTATTCCATAAAGATAAAAACGTGTTATGTATTGCTACTAAACAAGATACAGCTAAAAACATGGTTACTAAGGTTAAGTTTATGTATGATAACTTACCTTCATGGCTTAAAATACCAGCAGATGAACACAACAAATTAACATTAAGATTAAATAACGGATCTCAAATCAAAGCAACTTCAGCATCAAGTGATGCGGGTCGATCAGAAGCAGTATCTTTGCTAGTAGTCGATGAGGCAGCTTTTATTGAAAACATTGGTGAAATTTGGGCTTCAGCTCAACAAACATTAGCAACAGGTGGTGGAGCAATTGTATTATCTACTCCTTATGGTACTGGTAACTGGTTTCATAAAACATGGGTATCAGCAGAATCAGCAGATAATGACTTTTTACCTATTAAATTACCTTGGTTTGTCCATCCTGAACGAGATGAAAATTGGAGAAAACGTCAAGATGAATTATTAGGTGATCCTAGATTAGCAGCTCAAGAGTGTGATTGTGATTTTAGTACATCTGGAGATGTAGTTTTTTATTCTGAATGGCTTGACTTTATAAAAGAAACGACGATTCAAGATCCTTTAGAACGTAGAGGAGCAGATCAAAATTTATGGGTTTGGGAACCAGCTGATTATCAAAGAGAATATATGATATTAGCTGACGTGGCTAGAGGTGATGGTAAAGACTCATCAGCAGCTCATGTTATTGATATTAGAACTAATACACAAGTAGCTGAATATAAAGGACAATTACCACCAAAAGAATTTGGATATTTCCTAGTAGGTTTAGGTTCAGAATATAATAATGCTTTACTAGTAGTAGAAAATGCCTCTGTAGGTTGGGCTACATTAGACGCTATTATTGAAAGAGGATATAGAAATTTATATCATTCTCCAAAATCAGATCATTTAACAGCTGAATCTTATTTAAAGATATATGAAGGTGATTCAAATATGACACCTGGTTTTACAATGTCTTTAAGAACAAGACCTTTAGTAGTAAATAAATTTAGAGAGTATGTAGGTGATAGAAGTGTTACAATTCGTTCTAAACGTTTATTAGAAGAAATGAAAGTATTCATTTGGAGGAATGGTAGACCAGAAGCTCAAAGTGGTTA